TTAGAGTTGAGTAATCACTAAACTTCCCGCTGCCATACTTAAAACATCACCATTAGCAATAACCTTCGTAGTTACATTCCCTGATGGATCAAGTGTTTGACCGAAAGCTAACATATTTCCTCCTGTTAATGCATCCATTAACATGAAATAAGCTATCGTACCCCACGCTCCAGTCGCTGCGGGAAAATTAAAAGCATTCGCATTATTAATCGCACCCGCTGATGGAGTATTCCAATCACCCGCAACAGTAGCCACCCTCGCATAACCATTACCCACAGGTTCGGCTATTCCAGAACCTGAAACTAAAGGATTAGCTGTACTAACCGCTAAAAAAGCTTCCGGCATAGTATAAGGTGTTTTTCCTACAATATGACCTAAAATTGCATCCGATAAATATGTACTGTAACTTCCCATTTTCTATTAACCTCCTATAAAAAAAAATATTATTTCAAAATTTTTAATTTTCTATTTCAATAAAATCCGTAAATATTTTCATTCACATTCTTAGCATTACTATTCGCACCCTGAGCTGGAGCATTAGAAACGGTTATAGACTGTGCTGTGCTGGTGTTATTACCTCCGGCGTTGGTTGCGGTTAAAGTTACGCTATAAGTTCCTGCCTCCTCATAGATATGGGTTGGATTCTGTTCTGTTGATGTATTCCCATCTCCAAAATCCCATAACCAACTAGTCGGGCTTCCGGTGGATGTATCTGTGAAGTTCACAGTTAATGGTTTCGGGGTGTTGGTAAAACTGGGTGTTGGTGGAGAAATAACAGTTCCCAATAGAGTAACTCCATCTTTCTTAACATAATCCACATAAGCATTAGAACTAGGATTTTGAGTGTTCACTAAATATTCTGTATTAAACTCTGTATAAGTTTCATCATTAACAGTTCCTATTTCAACTCCATTATAGGTTAAAGTAAAAGTAACACTGCTATCTTCATTTACCACTCTAGTTACATTCAAAATATGAGTTCCATTAATATCCGCTTGATTTATAGCTTGTGATAATAGAATAGTTGGCGAATAAGAACCATCATCATTGATTGTATCATTCAATTTTACCAATCTTACCGAAGGAGTTGAAGGAGCACCAAATACAGCCCAAACACCCGCTATTTCAACAGCGTAAGAATTTGCACTCCCCACAGAGTGTAGGACATTTGCTACATCGAATATATCAGTTCCTAAAAAAACATAACCAAAGAGTTCCCTATTATCAGAACTATCTAACCGAACTTGTATTTCCCATTCACCTGTATTCTCTGTTATAGCTCTGCTCGCAATTGCAGGTGAACCGCCGGGATTATGTAGGTCTAAAGATTCAACAGCATTTACACTATCCTCTTGTTCCGATACATCTCCATTAAATGTTGTATAAGGATTATTGAATACCATTCTTTACATCTCCTTTATACATTTTGTAAACCCTTTAAAACGAAATCCGCACCGCTGCTAACTGTAACCGCTAGGAATGAGGGGAATCTATCTCTATATCCTTGACCTGCTGCTAAATTTGTTGTTAATCCTCCAATAATGAAACTCATGCTCGTACTAGTGGATGTGTTAAGAATATTTATTCCATTCATCGCAGTTGGGAAAGTATAAGTTACGGAACCATCCTCATTAGTAGTTACCGTTATAACCCCATCAGCAGTTGCAGTTTCATTAGTTATATCTGATGTAGCTGTTTGTAATGGTTTAGTATTAGCCACTAATGCTGCTAAATTACCATCCGCTTCCTGTGCAAATCCCCCGGTTGGCGGTTCTACTATTGCAGTAACTGATGTAGGACTTACTTCAAGGGCATTATGCCATTTACCATCACTATCCTGCCATTTAACAGTAGTTATATGTCTACTATTCCCACTTTCCTCTGATGATTGAGGTTCAACCCCTTCTATTCCTCCCATAAAATCATCTCCTCTATTTTTTTATCTATTCAAATTCGGATTATTATAAATACTATAAGGTTTTATACCCGCACTTATCGCACCTCTGTTAATCCTTTTCGCAACTTCATCTCCAAAAGCTCCTGCAATTGCTCTCGCTGAATCAGGTGTAACTCCCTCCGGTAATTGAATACTATTAGGATGGAAATTCACTGTTACTTGTTGGGCAGTTGCCCCTGCATTCGCCGCAGCAGATGCTTGTTCAATCGCCGATGATGTGGAGGTATTAGCAGCCACCAATGAAGCTTGAGTTAAAGCATTCAAAGCACTAGCTGCGGTAGTTGCAGTAGTAGTTAAAGCTGAAAGAGTAGAATCCGCTGTATTAGTAACTGATAAAGCATTTAACGAACCACCAGCAGAACTTGAGCTTACTGTTGAATTAATATCAGATGATACTGCTTTTAAAGCACTACTAACCGCTGGAGTACCATCAGTTATACCGGTAGCTAAAGCTGTCATTAAACTACCACCGTAATCCGTCATATTAGTATCATTAACCTCCGCTAATGGTCCGGATTCTACTGGACTGTGAGGGAATAAACTCGCAATAGTTTTTAAAGCATTTAAAACTCCAGTTATATTATTCGTTACGCCGGTTATGAATCCATTCATCAATGTATCTGCATAATTTGTCATATTATCTGGATTTACATCAGTTAATGGTCCTGTTTCTGGAGGACTATGTGGAAATAATGCGGATAAAGCTGCTAATGCTTGATTTAATCCGGGAACTTTGTTTTCCATTCCCTGAATAAAACCAGTTATAACCCCTTCTCCATATTTTAACATTTCATCCGGTAAATCTTCAATCCATTTAACATCATTCCAGAAATCCGTTTCTAAATTACTTATTTCAGTTTCTATGGCTGATTCTTCATTCTTTATTCCAGTAACAAATCCTTTCCAAATATTTTCTGCATCAGTTTCAATCTGCCCCGGAATACCGGTAAGCCAACTTTCAAAATCGGTTATATCCTTTTTAATCTCATTAGGTATATTAAATATATCTGCTTTAACATCATTATATCCAGTTACTAATCCATTCCAAACATTCCGAGCATCGGATTCAATTTGACTAGGAATACTAGTAATCCAACTTTCAAAATCTGTGAAATCTTTCTTAACATCATTTATTCCACCTAAAATATCTGCTTTAACATCATTATATCCAGCTACCAGTCCATTCCAAATATTCTTAGCATCAGCTTCTATTTCACTAGGTATTTTCTTAATATCACTCTCAAAGTTTGTAAAATCGGCTTCAACTGTTTTAATACCGCCGGTTATATCTTTCTCGGCTTCACTTAATCCACCGGTTATGCTTTTCCAAATATTATTCGCATCGGCTGATATTTCACTAGGCAGTTTTCCTAAGAAAGATTTTAAATCATTATATCCGCCTTCAATATCTTTAACCGCATCTACTATTCCCCAAACAGCATCAGTTAATCCTACTACTAAATCCTGTCCTAACTGATAACTGGACGGTAATTTAAAACTAGTTACCCAACTCTGTAAGCCACCTAAATCCTTCTCTATTCCACCTATTATATCCCCTATATTTCCGGTTACATTACTCCATTTCCATGAAGTCATCTTCATAGGTTCTCCGCTAATCCAACTAACAAAACCGGTTACATCTGATTTAATACCGTTAAGTCCGTTATCGAAATCAGTTTCTAAACCCGCTAACGGATTACCACCACTTCCTTTGAAAGCATTAGTTATCGCTGATGGTATTCCACTTAAATCTTTTTCAACCTCTCCTGGAATCGGATTTAAAGCATTCATTATAGGAACATTGAAAGTTTGATTAAGCTGACTAGTTATTTTTTCTCCTTCACCTGGTCCTAAAAGACCTGACAAAATACTATCCGCACTTAATAAACTTTCAATCTTCTCTAAAGGAGCTGGTAATGATAATCCCCACAGACCTAACATAACTCCTATTGGTCCTTCCTTCGTATTCTGAGTATAACCATAAACTCCCTGAATACCGGTAGTAACCACAGCTAATATTTCACCAACACCGGGAATTAAATCTCCAACTTTAGAACCTATTCCTTCCGTTAAACTATCCGGAATTTTACCTCCTAAACTGGATAAATCTGGAAGATTAATTCCATCTGTTAAATCTCCGGTAATATTCTTACCGAAAGTTACAATTTTCTCTAAGAAATTTGGAGATTGAGCTTCCCATGTTCCATCTAAATTCTTGAACATATCGATAACGCCATCATCAGCACCTGAAAAACCGTCTTTCCAGTCACCAATTGATGTTTTAATTGAGCTGCCAATATAATCAAAATCAGATTTAAGCGAATTTGCACCGTCTGTAACTGTATTCCCAACATTTCCTAATCCTGATTTAATTGTACTACCAATATCACTAATTCCACTCTTTATACCATTTCCAACATCGACAAACTCAGTATCAAATCTTTCACCTATATCGCTGAAATTTAATTCATCTCCAGCATTCTCAATAGTTTCATTCACATAATTAAAACCGCTTTTAAAACTATTCCCCATATCCTCTGTTGCTTTTCCTACATCATTATCTACTGTTTTACCTGCATCTTCTGCGGAATCGCCTATATCTACTCCTGCTTTCTGCAAAGCACTTTTCATTAAATCTGTAACTGGCTCTAATTTAGTTTTTAACCAACCGTTATAAGCAGTTTGGAAATCCGTTTGGAATAGTTTATCAACAAGCCATGCAGCCGCTGATGGTCCTGCAACCAACGTACCAATAGCTCCAGCTATTGTGAGAATCTCTGGTCCGATATCTCCTAAAGTAAGCATTAATTTAGTATACTCTGTTTGTAGTTGAGCTACCCATGATTGATTGTTCTCATCTGCAGCTGATGCTGCATTAACTTTATCCGTATAATTCCCGAAACTATTGGCTTGATCATTAACCGCCGGAGTAGTAGTATTCAATTCATTTAGTAATGCAGCTCCGCTTCCATTCGCAGCAGTCATTAACGCCATCATTCCTTTTCTAGTTCCACCGGTTTTCTGACTCATATCAGCCATTATCACCGCTGATTGTTGCGTACTGAATCCCATCGCACTCATTTGAACAGCGAACATCGGTGCCATCTGCGAGAAGTTTTGAAGACCTCCTACGAAGTTCTGCTGCTCATACCCAGCCATTCCAAGATAATCACCCATATCCTGAGCATCACCACCCAACGCCACCACAGTCTGAGCGAAAGCTGAGGTAGTTTCAGAGTCATTGCCTGTGGCTTCTCCGATTTTAGCTAATTCCTCCGCATTTTTCTGAAGTAAATCATTAGGAACTCCTAACTGCATGAGTGTTTGAATATATTGTTCAGCATATTGCTGAGAAACGGAAGCACTTGTAACATTATTAACTAATGTAGTCATTTGACTGTTGGTTTCACCGGTGAATATTGCTAATTGTTGCATAGCGGTTTGATCGTCATATAATTGCTGTGTCAAATTTTCCGCTTCTGCACTAACCGCGGTTATTCCAGTAGCTGCTACACCCATACCATCGCTAATGTCACTTCCAGCCTGTTCACCCGCTTGACCAGCATCGCCTTCAGAACTACTTAAATCATCAGCGTCGCTTTTAGTATTTTCTAGTTGGCTATCAGCATCACCAGCATCAGTTTCAACATCAATATCTATAGTAGTAGGTATGGATTCGGCATCGTCTTTAATTGTTTCAATCTGAGTATCCGCATCACCTGTTTGGTTGATAGATACATCTTGCTCTGATGGGATACTTTCGATATCATTTTTAATTGTTTCGATTTGAGTATCCGCATCTCCTTCCTGGTTTATTTCAATATCCTGAGTGGCTGGTAAGGACTCTATATCATCTTTTATAGCTGGTAAGTTTGTTATAGCATCGCCATCAACATTAACCTCCGGAGTGACCGTTTCACCATTAATATCTTCTAAATCAGTTTTAATAGTATCTATTTGTGTTTCAGCGTCATCATTAAGTGTTATATCCGGTTCGATTGATTCTCCATTGATATCATCTAATGTGGTTTGGATATTTTGTATTTCTGATTGACCATCACCTGAAATTTCAAGATCCGGTTCTACACTTTCCCCGTTGATATCATCAAGAGTCGTTTGAATATCATCAATTTGGTCTTGACCATCTCCACCTAAATCTACTTCAGGTTCTACATCTTCCCCCTGGAGTTCGTTAAGGTTGTCCTGGAGATTTTGGATCTGTTCAACTACATCACCCGATAATTCCATGTCTATTGATACTGAATCTGGTAAATCTTCGAGTAACTCAGTTAAATTGCTCAATGCTTCCTCTATAGATTCAATATCACCAGCTACAGTGATACCTAATTCTTTATCTGTCATGTTAAACCTCCAGAAATTAGATAGGAAAATGTTAAATAATAAAAAATAATAAAAGAATATTCATGACAAATTTAATTGATTGCCCTGATTGTAATCATCAAATAAGTGAAAAAGCAAAATCTTGCCCTAAGTGTGGGAGGCCAATCACTGCCAAGGATAGACCTCATAAAAAAATGACATCAGGCCGTTTAATTAGCATCCTATTGTTTGCATTCATCTTTTTTGGGATTATAGCACTTATAGGACTTGTAGTAAATGTTGGCATATTCTTAGGGGCGATTGGCGGATTCATAATATTCATACTATTCTTGAGGAGTGAATATAGAAAAGACAATAAAAAAGTATTACAAAATTAACTAAAATACGGGTGTTTTATTTTTTACTTATAAAGGACTAAAAATAAAAGTATTACTTTCTCTTATTTCTCCCGATCTCCTGAAATCTTCTATGAGATTTATCTAACTTTTTCAACCCTTCCAATAATTCTCCTTTAGATTTTCCACGTTTACCAGGTGGAGCTATAATATCTAAAATAGTAATTAAAGGCTGTTCAAAAACATAACCTAAATCTTTACCCCAATTATAAGCTGTTTTAGTAATTAGCTCGTAGAAATCTTCGATTTCTTCTTCGATTTGTTTCCTGGTTTTTCTGTAAGGTCCTTTTCTTTCGTTTCCTGAAAATCCAGCGGTCGCCTGGTTTTGCTAATTCTGCTCATAGCATTGTATACTGTTAATTCATCCACAAGATCTAAAGGAACATCTTCTAATGAATCAATATAATCGGTAAGTGTACCTTCTTTCTCGGCTTGCTTGAATTCAGGTTCATTTTTATAATAGAACCGTTTTAATCCTCTTTGAGCTATTATGCTTCTTAAATCTTTAATTCCATTGTTTAATTCAAGGGCCTCATCCCTCATATCCATAATTTCCAATATTTCCTCTTTACTGTAATCAGTGTCTTTCTCTTTACCATTTGTCAACACATTCAATAATCCCTGTATTCGCATCCTCTGATTCTGGTTATGGTCAATTATCTTCACATGTGGAAAATCAGATGCTCTGAATCCACCTAATACTAGTTCATGTCCATTTAAATCTATTTTTTCTGTTCTATAGAGCATAGGTATGTTTACCATTTAAATTACCTCTTCGTCTTCTTCTTTATTCCATAATTCTTTTGCTTTATATTGGAATTTATTATGTGCTTTATTTATCTTTTTTAATTGAGCATCCTTATCTAATTTAAATAATTTCTGTCCAAATTCAGTTAAATAATATTTCTGATTCTCATAACTGCTCTTATCAGTTTTAGCTATAATCCCTAAGTTTTCCAGTGCATTCAAATGATTTACCAACTCCTCTGCAATAGTGTAAATACTTAAAGGATATTTGCTGTAATATAGTTTCCTAACTATTTTGATTCTATCAGGGTCTTTAAGTTCTTTAACAACTGATTCAATTATGTTACATGCATCTTCATTTGTTATATTATTTTTTGGTTCTTCAAATTCATCTTTATACATTCTTTTATTCCTTCATCTTTTTTATTCTCTAAAATTTTTTAATAAAAAAAGTTTTAAGTTAATATTCAGCATTAAAAAAATAAAAAAAGAAGTAAAATAATCTCCAAAAAAGAAAAGAAGGTTTTAAACAGCTACTGATGGTACAAGCAAAGTAGGATTCTCTTGGATACTCATATCGAGCGTAAATTTCCCTGTGTCTCCTGCCTTCACTCCGGGGAATGTTGGAGATAATTTACACTGAGCGAATTTAAAGATACCTATAACCTCATCATTGTAATCTGTGACTGGTATATGTGCAAATAATGATATAGGTTTGGTTAGCATCTGATAAGCATTGTATCCACTTTCTGGGAGCTGGTTTCCACTGTAATTTTGGAACATTAATTTTTGGAACATTTCCATACTGTCATTGCTTATTATCTGATCAGATTTCAGTGATATGTCAATACTACCGTAACCGTACATGATATTAGTATCACCAAGTTTTTCTACTTTCTTTACATTCTGTTTCACAGCTGGTGTAATATCCTGAGCTATGAACGGTTCTAGTTGCTCATAATAAGTTGCTACTGGTGTTACTCCACTTCCTGGTGCTGCTGCTAATTTCACAGCGCCGGGTACACTATTCCCTAAACTATCGGTTACATCCTGAATTGGTTCACTTAAGGCTAATGCTAAGTTAGTGGCAGTTCCACCTGAGACAGTTTGGACTAATACATCGGCTGCTGTGGGAGTGATTCCCACCGGATTCTGGCAGTATAGAGGGTAGTTGGCTAAATTATAAACAGTGGTGTTACTGTTTGGGCTGCCTATGACTGCTAAATCCATTGCTTCTTGTATATGTGGAACGCCTAGGTAAAAGGCGAAACTATCATTCATTAATATATCCATTATGTTTATATCTTGGTCCATAATTTTATTCCTCCATTACTTTTTAGTTTCATCTATATTTGGGGGTGTACTTACCCCTTCAGACTGCGGAGTCTGAGTATTTGGTTGACTTTCAGTTTTAGGTTGAGGTCCTGTTGGATTTGATGGAGCTGGTGGTGTGGGGTTATCTATTTTGTTTAATGCTGCTTGTATATCGTATCCTGGAATCTTAGGACCCCAACTGTTTATGAAATTCTTAGCTGTCTGCTTGTCATTTGCATTCACGTAATATGTTACGAGTTCATCTAAGTTTGCTTGAGTTATTTCAAGCATGGTATATTACCTCCAAATCGTTTTTATAAAGATAAAAAATAAGTTTTAAGCTGCTTTTGTTACAGTAACATAGAAAACAGTTGCACCTGCAATGCATAGATTAGGAGTTTTAGGGAAACGAGGTTTATTCACATCCACAATACGCCAATTCTGATTCATAGACCCTGGTGTTGAAGTTAACACACCATCCAAACCTAATGATTTTTTATTCTCAAAAAACTCTTCAACAAAATCACAGCTATCAATACATGTTTTAAAAGCCGCTTCATTAGTACCGGGAACTATGGTTATAATCACCCCTTCCACTAAGGCTGCTCGGCCTTGATTTTTTAATCCCCTGTAACCTTCCTTTAACACTCTACTTAGGAATATTTCAGCTAAAGTTCCATTGATTAGGCTGATATTTGGGGATTCACCTATTACCACATCATTATAAATTGGTGTGGGTGGGCTGCTAGAGTTGGTTAATGCGGTTATCTTTTCATGTAAGGTATCCAAAATGTCTGTATAATTATAACGACTCATCTTTAATCACCTAATATTTCATCTAACAGTTGGTCTGCCCTATCATCAGCTGGTGAACTACCATCCATAAATGCTTGCATTGCATAATCATTCGCTATAGTACCTGGGTGATGCACATGCATAACTGGGTGTAATGCTCCAGGCCAGTAAAGGGCTTTAGCAGTTACTGGATATATTTCATGCGCTGGTGTTCCGAGTATGATATAACCGAATATAGGGTCATCGGCACTGTATATATAACGATCCATTCCACTGGTTTCAACTACTGTTAAATCTGCTAACATCCCTGTTTCACCACGTGGTGCATAGGTAGACATGTAATCCTTAAATATATCCCCTATATCATCAAGGGCACTCTGGGTTAATTCCTCTATGTTATCAAGGATATCAGTGATATAGTCTTCTACATCGCTTTTATCTAGGTTAACCTTTATTTCACCAATAAAATCAACCCCTTAGATGTACGGTTTCAGTAGTTTCATAGCACGGTTCTCAAATGCCTGGGCTGTTTGGTTTCGGTTTCCATCAGCAGCCACGAATAATGTATCAATTATATCTGCAAGTGCAAACATATTAGCAGCTAAAACTATATTATTCGGTGTAGTTGGTGGGCTGCCTTCAAATGAACTGGCACCGGGAACTAGGGCTAGTATCATTCCATCAGCTGCTGATATTGCATCATCCGCCAGGTCATCATTATAGTTAGGAAAATTCTTGGCTCTCATCTTAACTGTATCAGAATTTGCAAAAGTCATATTCTTATAATCTCCTTATCGCCCAACAACCGTTAATAATGGTCTGCTGAGTCTTCTTATTCTATCATCAAACTTACTCATATCACTCGCACCCTGACTTCTTGCATCCTTAACTGATTGTAAAGCCATATCAGCACATAACGCCTGAGCTGTTGGATGCACACCGGTTGGATCATTCAAATCATATACCACTGTATAATTTAATTCAATGTTATTCACACGATACGGTCCCCAATTAAATATTGGCATGTCAAAAATAACTATCCCATATTCCGGTTGTGTAAGATACCAGGTAACTACCTGACCATCCATAGTAAAGCTGTTAAGTAATGGTCCTTCAGATCCACTGTTGATTGTTAAGGATTGCGGAAGCACCGGAAACCATCTGAGATTAAAACCAGTTCCATCGAAACGGGGGATCCATTCAGTGACCTGTTTCATTGCGAATATCCGATTAGTACTCTCTTCTATTTGATATTGCATTTGGGCTATTTTTCCCTTTAACATGTCATCAGAGTAGATTGTTAAATCTATGTTTTTGGGAATTGCACGTTCACGTAATTGTTTTGGTGTTAAGTATGGTGTTACTAGTCCTGGTACATTAAAACTGGTATTATTCTTTGATTCTTCATAATTACTATCACCTCCAAATATAGCTGAAAGTGAATAAGTGCCAAAGGTAAGTAAGTTATTATAAGTTATACTGGCTGTTCCTGTTTCATTTGTAGTGGCGGTTTCTATTTCCTGACCGTTTACTGAGAAAACTATTTCCTTATCTGCTACGGGTAAACCGTTGCTAGTGAGTATGGCGGTTATGGTAGCATTTACACCAGTTTGACATGATAGTGGGTTGATTATGATATAAGTAGGGAGTGCCATCTATTCTCACCTCGATAATTTAAAAAAAAGAAATAGTAAATTTAAGCTATTGCAACTACATAATATGTTGCGCCATTGGTCACGGTAGCAACCACATTTGTACTGCCTTTAGTGAATGATGTTGCGAGTCCACCAGTTGCAGGTACACTGGCAGGTATAAGTAAAACAGTTGTTGGTGTAACCCCTAATCCATGTGCAATATTTTGAGCTCCTCCTGATCCTGTTTGCAAAGTGGAAACAAAAAGAGCCATCTTACCGCTGCTAACTTTACCTGCTCCAATTGTAGCTACTCCTAAATCGGTTAATGTTATATCACCTGTGACTGCTACCGCTGCGGGTACGTTGGAACTGTTCCCTACAAATATATCACCATTAGCTAAAGCTGCTGGTATCTCTCCCGTTTCGCTGTTTGCTTCGGTGATTAAGTTTTGTATAAGGTTTCCTATTCCTAATTCATAGAATACCGGTAATGCTTGGTTTAATCTTTCAATTTTATCAGCTGTTAAATTTGCTATTGTCATAAATCTTTTACCTCCTCATAAAAAAAATTAAATAAAAGATTTTTTACTCCGCAATATCAGTTATAACAGCTGATTGTGGAGGTACAGTATAGAACATCACAGATGCCTGCATAATCCAACCATTGGTAGCGAGTGGTCTGGTCTTACCAGCTTCCACCCAACTTGAAGTGATCAGATCTTGAACATTCACGAATTGTTCGTTGAACATTCCAAGGTTTCTGTTGGTTGGGATGCTGCCATCATCTGGTGATGGTACGGTCATTGGACTGAATGGACTGACTATAATTGGTATTTCAGCGGCTGATGCTTGATATGCGGTTGGATTTACACCGGCAACAATTTCATTAGTGGTGTTTATGTTTCTGATTGTAGCGGCCATTTCATCCTGGATATTTGTGTGAGTGAATTCGTCTGTTAATATGAATGTTGCCATTCCTTTCTGTCTCTGTCTTAAATTAGCATGTAATATCCTCATTGCGTTAAGAGTCATAGCATCTCCACCATTACTGGTGGAGTATCCGCTGTTTCCCGCTATGGTGTATAACCCATCAAACTGGTTGGTTGAAGGTGATCCTGATCCTCCAGAGCCGTTTAGTAATACTTTTTCATATCCTTCTCGCAGGGTTTGTAATATCATGTTCATTAACTGGGCACGTGTAGTGACAGTTTGACCAGCACCTAGTAAGTCTGATAGGTTGAATGGTACTGCTTCAAAACAGATTTGAGCAGTTCCAAGGTTAGTAGCGGCATTAGTACCCGTTCCTTCAGTGGCATCGGTTTCTCCAATCCATTCCTCCTGGAAACCTTCGGTTAACTCAATATAATTAAATTTAGTTGTACTAACTGGTTTACGCACTCCTAATGATTCAAGATAAGTTAAGAGCGGTGTTCTCATGAATAATATTTTTTCATTATATACATTAGGATCTAATTGTATTGGGAAGAAATTCGCTGATGATGGTAAGTTAACATCCTGTCTTAACATCATATCATTGAGTTGGGTTTTTATGAACTCCGCCTGAGCATCAGATAACGATTCTGCATTAATTCCTTCTCGTGAAAAGTTGTGTTCAGTTATCCCTCTAGAGAAATCCATTTTCATTTCTTTATGGATATTATTTATTATTCCTTGTTTAAAATCATTTTCTATTTGTGATTTGGCTGCTGCCATAATAATCATCCTCCTTATTGGTTTTTAGCTATTGTGTCTAGGAATTCTTCAGCAGTTTGACCGGCGTTTTCTAGGACTTTACCTCTAACTACAGCTGGTCGATATAATACTGATTTAAGTCTTTGGTTCATTGGTAATTGCTCTGATACCTGTTGAGTGATAGTTTTATCGGTGTTTTCTTCCAGGGTTATATTCTCATATCCTGGGATGCCTTTAAGATTCACACCCGCAGGTTTAATAAGACCCTGGGCTATAAAGTTTTCCTGGCTTTTCTGTTGTTCAGGGTGTCTGCTGTTTTGTTTAACGGTTTTTTTATCGCCTAAAACTTCTTTGAGGACTTCTTGAACTGCTTCTTTTGCTCCTTTTTCATAGGATTCTTTGAGTGTTTTTAGTTCTTCTTTATGTTTCTCTCTCTCTTCTTTCAGTGCTTTGTCTACGGCGGATTGTTTATCCTGTTCTAAGGCAGCTTGAGCCTCTTTTTCCTGTTGGTCTTGGATATAATTCATTACAAATTCGGTATTCTGTTCTAATTTTTTAAATCTTTTATCTTCTTCCATAATATCTCCTCCAATATTTTGATTATCAGTTTTAACGGAATCCTCCTGCTTACCATCATCGGAACCGTCTATTAATTGTAACAGTTTATCAGCGGCGTTATAAATCGCTGTGTTTTTACCAGCAGTACTGCGACCACCAGCGGCCATTGTTTTAGCTGATATAACACCTTGTCTTGAGATTTTACCATTACTTTTACCTATCTCAAAACCATAAGTACCTGCAAGTTTCGGATCGCCATCAGGATGTTTCGCTAGGGCTATTTTGATATAATCATCTATACTGCTGAAATCTGAAGCGTTAGGTTTACTCCATGTACCATTATCAACATTTCCGGCTTTGATTTGTTTAACCGCATTGTCATCACATGTTTGATTTACAACGTAATCACTTTTTTTAGCCTCTTCTATCCTATCTATCTGTTCTGTTATCATTGGATTGGTTAACTTGAGATATTCTTTTATTTGGGGTCCTAACTGTTCACAGAAACCATATTTGCAACTGTTCTTTATTGCTACTGTTCCTTGTGTCTCTTCCTGAGCTGGTATTGGTGTGATACTGTTCTCCATTAATTGTATGTCATTGATTTCAATCCACCAGTTCTCAGTGTCCATGTCTTCTATGAATTTTGAATCAGTCATTAAACCTGATATACTCATACCTAGACGGATGTTATTATCAATCCAGTGCTGGACTTGTTGGACGGGTGCATCTACTTGTTGATTGCCGCTTAAGGGTAAGAGTTCAGTTATGGGCCATAATTCAGTTGTCTTTGAATCCTTAACACCTGTGATATTTCCAATGATCTTATTCGGGTCGTGGTCTAAAAATGATGGAATTGGCTGTTCTGCTTTTGCTGCATTGGTTATTTGGTCTTTCATTGATTGTATACAGTTTTCAGTGGTTAAGTGATGAGATATGCTCATATCTGTGGTTCTTGCTAATCCTTCAATTGTGACTGGTTTGTTAGGATCGGTGGGTGTGGATTGTTGGACTACTGGTACAATTACGTTAAATGGTATGTTTTCTTTTATTATTGTTTCACGTAAGTTTGATATGATATTCACCTCCGTATAATTAGTTAAAATAAGAAATAAAATTGATAAATAATTAGCTTAATGTTTGATAATTCTCTTGAATTACTTTCTTCTTTCGTTGTTTCAATTTCTTTTTAATTTTCTCTTGAAGTTTCTCATCTTCCACCGGATCAATGTGTTTGAAAGAATCACTGAAAGGTTCATTTTTATTTTTTATCATTATCATCATCCCCGTATTAAGTCACGTACACGTTCACGAATCTTATCTTCCAATATGGTTTGTTGGTCATATGCTGCTTCAGATGCGGGATTATTTGATGCCTGAGCATCGCCGGGATTACTATAATCGTTTAAAGCCCAAGAAAGTGGCATCATATTTTTATTGAGTAATGGATACTTACTCCAATCCTCACCATAAGGAGTATCTCCACGATTTGTACGAACCTCATCAATACTGGTGGAACTATTCATCAGGCTAATATTATCCAGATTCGCTTGCCGTGTCTGGTCGGTGTTTGTGAGGTTATCATAGCTTAAAGTGGTATCTGTGATGCCCATTACATTAGCAAAGAAGTAATTGAACGGTTTAAGGAATTTACTTATTTCATCCATCAGTGTTTCATTCATACTGTCATCTTGAGTTTCATCCTGACCTCCTAAACTTCCAGGTATTGCTTGCATCATCTTGCTTGGCGGCACACGATACACCGTTTTAACTGCTTGGATTATGTTCTCTGTTATGGATGGGGTGAGCATATCACGATTACTGGTATTTAGGGATTGATAGGTTGCACCATAGACTAATAAATGGCCGGATTCGCCTTTCTCTTCCATTGAGGATAAATCTTGGTTAATTCTTATGGCTTCGGCTTGGGCTGATTTTGTATTAGTATGCACCTTGGGATCCATATTGATAATGCCCTTGAGCATGTCTTTAGTGAAAAATCTTAGGTTGTGTTCAGTTAGAGCTTCATCTAGCATCATATGATCGAATAATTTTACAAGTGGTGTTAATCCTCGGTAATTGTCTAAGGGGTTCGGTTCCATTCCTACAATCAGGCTTTCAGGTGGGAATACATATCCATTATCTTTAATATAAAATCCTACGCCACCTTTTTGTTTAATCTGTATCTGTGCGGGGCTTATACGGTCAAATCTTGCAGGAAAACCAGCAGCATTATAATTTACTTCAACATAATATGCCCCGGCTATTTTTTTATCTTCTACTAGTTGCTCTTTGAAGAAATTAGCGTTCGGAGTTGGGTTTGGATAGAGTAATAGATCTTCCATGTAATCTATCATGACCTCGTTCGGTTTAACCTCATCAGCGGTTGGTACTGCTATTATATCGCTGGATTCGATGGGTCCGCTGATTGCTTTTACTGCCCCACCTACCCAGGGGTTTCCCATTGCTAACTGGTAGCATCCGTAAGGGTTCATTCCGAGCTGGTTATAAGCTGTTTTGAAATAGTTTTGCCTGTAAAAGCTGAAGAAATCTCCAATATTCTGGAATCTCATCCCCGTCCAGGAATTTAAAACATCAATTATATCATCACCCACTACGGATGATTGACCTGGATAGTTCCCTATTTGGATTTTGGGAATGGCTTGACGGATGGTTGCCATTGCCTGGTTTATAAATTTCATTTTATATTTTCACCAACTCGAAATATTATAGTTAAATTATAAATAAAAAAGAGTAATTTTATGAAAAAGTTATAACAGGTTCACCAGGTGGATCATTACACCGGTCACCATCATGCTGCCATGGAGGGAAATCATTAGGATCATAAGGACCATCTGCTTTACATCCTTCACAGTCATCACAAACCGGACCTGGTGATGCACAGTTACCATTATCGTCACAGGTTACCCAGGGGATCTTAATATTTAAAGTAGATATAACAGCCATAATCCAAATTGCAGCTGCTAAGAATCCTGCAGTTTGACTTTCAAGCCAGCCAAATATCCCCAGCTGGTCTAGGTTGTTGGATGCTCGGTTGAATGCGCTGTTTGTATTGTCTTCGGCTTCGCATTGGTCTTCTAATTCATCCTCTGTGAGGTTGGGATTTTTAGTGTGTAATGCTTTCATGCAAGGTGTCCAATTAGTCTGATCTACATCCTGTTTTAGTAAATTTAATGATTGTTTAATCTTCTGATTAGTCTGATAGTAACTCTTAACACTTCGCATGTTGATTATTTGCCTTATACGTCCTCTTAAAAAATAGCTTATATCTTCTACGTTTTGATTCTGCTGGGTCTGAATAGACTGTAATCTTGGCTGTACTGTGGGTTGTTGTGGTATTCGAATGTTCTTTTTTGCTTTTTTTATAGCTGCTTGAACATATTTTATCATTAGATCCCATCCGTCCTGGAATCTTGAATTTACTGTTTTTGTATTATAAGTCTGTAAATCTTGAGTTAATTGTGCTGTAAGGTTGTCTATCTGAGTTATATCAGTATCTGGGGTGTTATTTTTTGCTCTTATGATTTTGATTATTTGGTTGTAGAGGTCTTCTAATGTATCCTGTAATTGTTGGCGGTGGTTTAATTCTTCCGGTGATGGTTTGCCTTCACTACTATTTGGGTTTGGTTTGAAAGTGGGTGGGTCTGTCGCGGCTTCCTGGAGTGTTTTTAGAGTTTCATTTATGGCTGAGTCTATTATGTTGTTTAATAAATCTGCCATAGAAATCAGCTACTATTTGATAAAAGTATTACAATATATGGTGGTTTTTGTTGTTACTTATAAAAGAATAAAATAAAAAGTATTACTTTCGGTTTCCTGTTAAAATATCATATAATGTCACATCTTTCTTTAAAATACATATATAGTATTCTTTATCCAACCCCTTTGATTCAAGGGTCTTAGCTGTTTGTTCTGCTATGTGTCTAACAGTTTTTTCTTCATTCATCTGAATCCCCATACCATTTATAATCACAGTTATTACAGGCCCATTCACCAAATAAAGCATCATAAATACAATTACCTCTACCGCAATTAGGGCATACTTCATCATAATCCATATCTAAATCACTTCCAAAAATTACGGGGCTGCGGTTCAACATTCACCCAAGTGTTCTGATAACGATGAATAAAAACCCGTTCACCTCTTATCTTAACACCATGCTCAATACGGTTAACATCCTCACCACTTAACCTAAGCGATAGAAAGCCGGGACCGGTTCTAAAAACTACATGCTCATTACTATATTCATTACAATGTTCCGGTAATTCATCAATTAATCGTTTAATTAAAGGATGATTCGGGGTGCATCCCATGAGTGCATTGTTTAAATAAGGTATTTTGAAGCGAGGCCATTCAGGCAAATCTTGACATACAATAAACTCCGAGTCACCGATTAAATATTCAATATTATGTTTGCATTCGATATCACAATCAACATAAATTCCACCATATTTCTTTAGAATTTCCAATCGAATTATATCAGATCTTTCCGCGTAGGTTTTAGCATTGTCATATAATTCCTGATTCTGCAGCTCTGGAAGGTTTTCTTCAGTCCATAACTTATATTCCCAATCTGGATGGTGTTCTTTCCATGACTGGCAGTATTTCTTTAACCTGTTAGGCATGGGATTTCCAAGCCATATCTGGTGGATGATTTTCGGGATTTTACCATATTTATCATATTCCGGTCTGGATGATTCCTTTTGATTCCATTTGTATATTGCGATTGTATTTCCTTTATAATCATCCATTTCGGCTTCAAAAATACAAGTAAGGTAAGGATAATGTTTTTCTATATATGCTTTGTTTACTGTATTCTGTAAATGTTTTTCATAATGGTTATCAGTCCAAGGTTCAACTGGCATCTCATAGGGTATGCTTATCAGTAGATGGGTGCACTTATAATTATTAATATAATTCTCAAGTAATTTCTGAGCTTCACTTAGGGTTAAATGTTCTAATACATCACCCATGATTATTAAATCGTAATAGTTAAAATTAAAATCCTGTATTGGCTGGAAGAATAGTTTGCGATATGTTTTTTTAATACAATTATCCATGTTCTTTGGGTAAGCATCTACACCGTCTATCTTCCTGTAACCGTATTGTCGTAGGAGGTAACCGTATGCTCCTTGTCCAAATCCTACATCTAATATTTTATCTGTTGTTTTGAGGTTTTCCAGGATGTATCTTATCATCATATTTTTACCTGTAATGGTGCTGAATCCTCTCATATTACTCACCATAACGGTACTGTACCCACAAACGGGGTTACATCTTCTTCTTCTTCTGGAATCTCTAATTCAGAATAAGCTCCACTAAGAGCATCTACAAAATCTTTTTGTTTACCGGTTGGAAAATTAGCACATTGCTTAATAAACCGTTTAATAATTGGAGTTTGGTCATCAGCTGCTAAAACATCCTTATTTAGAATATATATTTTATTAATTTTAGCCCAGTTTCCGACCGGTTCGGCTCGGTCTTCTTTACTTCCACTTTCAATTATTCCATTAAAATTATGTCCAGGTAAATGTATGCTATAAGTTTTAATTTGGCCCTTGGAAGCTTGACCAGGATCTTGTGGTATACGTTGCTTAATACCTTTACCAGCTATTTTTGCATTGTTAATTATCTCTGTTTGCACATCTTCAGATTCCTTCCAGAATTCTTGAAGGTCAGTTACAACAAGCTTTCTATCAGCTGTTAATGCCAACCTTACCGATGCAGTTGCAGCTCCTCTTTGAGATAGGGGCATATCATCAGGATAACTAGTAGCTGCCAAATCCCACCATTGAATCTCTTCAACGACATTAGTCGGTTTGATTTCAATTACTTCAAAATAATCTTCATTAAAATATTGACCCTGTTTAGGTTTAGGATCCTGTTGGTGGATTGCATTAAATTGTCTTTCACCAATATTTTTAGCTATTTCAGCTAACTTTTTTTCATCTCTTTTATCAGGCCATAATGCTTCACCTGGAAGACGGCCTAACATATCCTCTTCTTCAGCTAATTCCGGTAAACGTAAATAAACCCATGTGCTGCCTAACTTCTCTCCGTTTCTCAATCTTGGCAGTGCTTCTTCAGCAGTAATCCATTCTTCTTTTTCTGAAATAATGCCTATTAAATCATTCTCATCTAATCTTTGATGTAAAACAAATACAATAGCATTCTGACCTGTAACAGGGTCTTTCTCTTTTCTAGTAGTAATAGCAGTATCAAATAGTGAACGTAACTCTTCTTGATGCCTACTAGAACGGGCCTCTTCCATATTCTTAGTAGGGTCATCTATTACTATAAGATTACCACCGCGGCCTAAAACTCCACCTCTAGTACTGCTACAATAAAATTCACCCGTATTACCATTAATTGTCCAGCGGCTTTTACTTTGTGTATCTGGACTTAACTTAATATGTGGATCAAATAAATATCCAAACTCTTTAAATGTATTACGTGCCTTTTCTCCAAACCGTCTACTCAATTCATCACTATATGATACGAGTATAACCTTCGCATAAGGTCGCATACCAAGATAATAAGCCGGGAAAATCTCCGACATTAGCATGGACTTCCCTAATCTTGGGGATAATGCACACATAAAATTTTCTAATTGACCTGCCAGGGCATAATGTATAAATTCAATTATAACATTTAGATGTGGAACTGGATCCCAGTGTCCATAGGTAACTATTTTACTGAAATCCCATAAGTCAAGTGGAGTGTTATTCTTTTCTCCTTTTGGCATAATAATCATTCATCGCTTTACTTTTGGCTTGAACATAATCAGGATCATTTAATAGTTCATCGTTTGATTTAGGAGTTTCAATTCTAATCCTTTCACTTATTTCACCTTGAGCTATTTTAATGGTTTCTTGAGCATCTCTTAACCCATCACCAAGATATTTAAAATCAGAAGCTTTAACAAATCTCCTATCATCAGGATCATTATTTTCTAAAATTTCTATACATTCATCAATCTTTAATTCAACACCTTTACGAAGTTTTTCACCTGTACCTTCAAATTTAAGATCAGATTCAACAACACTTTCAGCTTCAATTTCAGATTTTTTTTCCTCTGTTTTTCGTTCAACTTTAGCAATATATCGTTCACGTTGCTTATCCCAAGGTCCATCTTTGTCTTTTTTTGAATGTGATGTTATAGCTCCTTTACTGCAACCGTGTTTATCTACAAGGTCTTGATAACTAGGGTAGTATTTATCACCGTCTTCAGGTGTAATTCCCTGTATATATTGTCTTTTTATGGTTTCCCAATTATAATTCACCATCTAAACACCGTTCATTTTTTGTTCATATTTTTATCAATTCTACTGCAACGACATTTTAAATATTTTAGAAAATTTAGGTGATCTTGAGCTGTTGGAAATTCATTATTTCTTTCATTCATTTGGATTACCAAATTGTCCTTGAATCTGATAATATTTTTGAAGGTTTAATACCTGCTTTAACTAGTGGATGCCCGCACATTAAACAATTAAACTCTCTTACCTTACCTGAGACTTTACTCACTTTTCCATAGTCATAGATTGCAGATGCTGATTTCTTATCTTTTGATTCAACTGTGAGTGTTAATGCGCATTTAGGGTTTTCACAGGTAAGAGTTAATTTTATCATTGTATTTCACCTTAAAGATGGAAATAGTTAAATAAAATATACGCGACTAAGAATATCCAGCCACTGAAAGCTATAATGTTAGATGTATTCCACTGTTTTTCCTGCGAGTAATCTTCTTGAACCGCATCTTCTGTAGTTCCTTGAGTTTCTAATGCTTTAATCCTCTCATTAGAATTTGCTATATCCTGTCTTACTTCCTTAAACTCTTGAACAATTTTATCATCCATAAAAATCACATTAAAGCTGCTATTTTAAAATAAGAATAAATCAGTAATATAGTTTCATTAGGAGCTACTCTGCTGTTCTGCCCAAAATAACCATATAACGCTCCAAAGAATGCTACAATCAATGCAATAATAGTTAATATTATTATTATTTTAGTCCAGTTCAGATTTTGGATGTGCTGTTTAATACTTCGTTCTATATTCTCATCCTCTTTCTGATTCCTTAATTCTTCTTTTTTTTTATTCTCTTCTTTTTCAAGTGCTTCACGGGTTTCTTTCATAATCCTAATTTCCGTTCCAATCTCATTTAACTGCTCATGCATCACTTGAACTTTATCTCCAAGCGTTATATCATCATCTTTCGCAATTCTCCTATTCTCTTCAGCTTGTATCCCCAACTCATCTATAATTTTATCCCTTTTACCATTCAAACGTTTCTTTATAGCCACGTCTTTTTTTACATCAAGAAGAAGATCGTGGTTCTCCTCTAATTTTTCCGTTATCGCTTTAATGTCCTTTTCATTATTTTCACAATCACGCTGGAGGAATTCAACTTTCGTAATTATCTTTTGTCGTGTTCCTTCGTAAGGACATAAGAATGATTTATTATCAGATTCATGTATATTTTCCACCCTACCGCCGCCTTATAGAATATATTTAAAAAAAAATAGTTTTGTTCCAACTTTTTTAAAAGTTGGATTTAAGCGCGTCACTAATTTTCTGGAGTAATTCCGGATTTGATTGAACTGATCCTGCGACATTAACAATATCCTGCAATAATGCAGGGTTAGCAGTTACAACACTGGTTGCTTTATTTATCACATCTTGCAGTACCGGTGCCTGTGGCGTTGTAGTCGCATCCGGTGCACTTGTAGCTGCTGCATTAGGGTCAGCCGGAGTTGAAGTTGCATTTGGATCGGTTATTGGTGCTGTGGCGTTGGGGTCGGCTGCTGGTGTTACATTCGGATCAGCTGTTACTGTTGGATCAGTTGTTGCAGTTGTACTATCCGAATCACTATCATCATCAGTATTACCTGATGCATCTACTAATTCTTGTTCCCTGTTAATCACATCATTTAAATAATCTAAAGCATCCAATTCATCTTCCACTGCTTTCACCGCTACAACTACATCATTCGGTGATGCGGCCGCTGAGATTGCGGTTACAAAATTAGCTTTAGCTGCTGCACTCATAGCAGTGTATTGTGTTTGTAATCCATTTATTTGTGTTTGAGTTAAAACCATAAATATCATTCCTCAATTTTCCGTTTTATATCACTTATATATGCATCATTCACGAATTCATTAAAATCATCTTCATATTTCTTAAAAGGATTTGATTTGTATGTGGAGTTAAGAAATATCAAATAATCAGGCCCCAACTGGAACGGTATTATCATTTGGAATTAAATTTTTAACAGCTGCAATTCCATTAGTTATCAATTTCAAATCACCATTACTATTATTCAGGACAGTTTGCACTTGGCCTAATAAGTTCTGGTCACCTGAAACGACACCTACTACATTTATTATATCATTAAGTAATGTTGGGTTGTTTTGTACAAGGTTTATTGCCTGTGTAATTACATCATTTGGGTTTATAACAACTGGAGTTTGAACTTGTGCTGCATCACCATTACCAGTTGTTGAACCTATCGTTGGATCTGTTATTACACTGGAATCTGCATCTGGAACTACCACATTATCATCTGATGCATCCCCATCAGTTACCGGTGTTTCATCAACTACTGGTGTAATTGGCAGCGCTGCTGCTAGCACTGGGGCTGCTTTCCCAACTGCTGGAGCTGTCAGATAGCCTATAATACCGGAAACTACAACTAAACCTATATTACTATTTCCGGTGATCAAAGCTACAATTCCTATGGCAGCTATTCCACCTATTCCTATCACTTGTACAGTGTTATTTTCAAATTTTGTCATTTTTATACCTCCAAAGGTTTTATATTTTTGCAAAAATTTTTCATCAATTGATGAAGTTGTTTTGATAATTTAATGAGAATTAAAAAAAAAGGTTTTTAAGGGTGAGAAAGTCCTTAAAACCCATATCTACATCTGGAGTAAGGTAAAATAGTAGGTGGTTTGGGGGTTTATCAGATGTAAGACTAAATATTAAAACCCCATAATGGCATGTAAAACAGAGGTGATTAATCTCTCATACAGGGTTTTAAAAATGAGGAGGTGCTCTAAATGGCAGTAAAGAGCACTCACAAAGTGATCTAAGATCGGCTTTTTATTGCAGAAAAAGCTATCTCATCAATGAATTGATGAGTTTAAACCTTCCCCGAAGGGAAGGAAAAATTTACACAATTACCTATTTTTAATGTAAAACAGGGTTTTTTAGTCATTTGATTATACAAATGCCAGTAAATTCTGTGAATTAATAATTTGGATGCACCCTTTTTTAAAAAGTGATGTATTAAAACCGTCTCCAAATAAAACAGTTTTCCGACCATGAATTTATGATATCTATAATTCACAAATCAACTTCTCACCTGTTAATTTATGGACGGCATTTTTATAAGCTTCAAATGCTTTCTTTTCACCTTTTGGGGTTTTTTTAAAACTACCTAAATATTTATTTTTGCCCTTAATATTAATAACAGCACGAAATCCATTCTTACTGTTAACTACCCCAGGATATTTACTAAACCTTTCATCATGTCTATTCTGAGTATTCTGTCTTCTCGTTACGATTCTTAAATTACAGCGACGGTTGTCAAGTCCATCTCCATTAATATGATCACATTCTTGACCATCTGTAGCATTAGAAATGCATCTATGCATCCTATAATATGGTCTAGGTTTTTTAGAACGACTTCCATTTCTACATGCATAATATACATTATTAGAATCTTTTTTAGCAAACCATTTATATTGGTTTAAAAAATTAAAGTCTTCATCATCGACTAAAGCAATTTTATCCTGTGTTAATGAAATTTCTTTAACTATTTTACCGCCTCCTAAATAAAACAGTTTCCTAACCGTGAATTTTTGATTAAAACTTTTAAAAGTTTAGGGGATAGGAAAAAAGATGTTGAGCGAGTAGTAAAAAAAAACCTATCCCCCTTATATGGTGATTCAATTGAAGAAACTCGTAAGTTCCGTCAAAGTCAATTCTTTTGTATAAATACTTTCTTCTGATTTTTGGGTTCAGTGTCATAGAAATTCAAATGCCAAGGATATATAATATCATTGTCAGCAGGTCCTGCGAGTACCAATCCACAGCTTTTACAAACAGTGTTGCCATGTTTATATATTTCTTCAAATTCTGTTCCATTACAATCTGGGCAGTGGTCTTTAGTTACGAGGTAATAAGGATTTATTATGGTTATTTTATCATAAGCTACCAGCATGGGGCTTCCATATATTTTCAATGTGCAATTAGTACAGCTTCTTATAATGCCCTTTTTAGTCATCTGTTCTTCACAATCGGGGCATTCCTTATTTAACACTTTTTTTAACCATTCATGGTTATATTTAAAGTGATGTTTAGGTTTGTTTCCAACTGTTTGCATTCCACCATGTCCAAGGGGTGTAATGTCCCCCTTTAATTTTGATAAGCTTATCATGAGAAAACTACATCAACATTGAACTGTTCTTTACTTTCTCTGTAGGACACAGTGGGGATAAGTATATATTGGTCTGGAATTGAGCAGCCAAGCGTGTAACAATCATAGAATAAGTGGAAAGGGTTAAATCATTCTCCCTACATACTTTATATCTATGTATCTGGCTAGTTTTGCAATTATGATAATAACATTTCACATAAAAAGCAATAGCAATTACAATTGTCTGCCATTTACAACGCTTACATAAATCATTCAAACTATCCAAATTTTTAATGATATGTCTAATCCTTTTTCTGTGATTCTTTATATTCAACTCCTCAGCGACATAATTAACATAATTCAACCGTTCATATAACCTCTGCTGCTGTTTCGCATCTTCTTGAAGTTTTTTAGATTCCCCTTTTTGTGGATTTTTATATAAATTTAATAACATACCTACAGGTCTTCCCGGATCTGTATTACAATCTATCATAATCACCGCCCCTAAAGAAATTAGATTTTAACCTTCTAATGGAATAGTAATTTTTTGAACTGTACTTTCCTGATCGATATGGAGTTTAACTAAGCTTTTCAAATGATTCGGCAATGTTTCATATAAGTCCAATAATGATTTTTGCTGAGGAAAATCAGCTTTTAAGATATTATCCTCAGGATCTATCGTTATCAAGGCAGCATTGATAAGACTTGGTAATAATTCAGTGATAAGGAGAATTTGAGTAGTAGTCTTAGGAGTATTTTCAGGATCTGCATAAGTTCTATGGTCTGGTGTATTTGCAACTGTTTTTGGTGATTCAATAGGTCTATTTTTAGACTTAATTTCTTCAACTGGTTTTGAAATTTCTTCCGCGACAGTTTTTCCAGGTAAAGTATAATAATTTTTATTACCATCTCTACGGACATTTAAAAGTTTATTATCAATTAGAAACGCTGTTAACTTTTGAATATAACCTACTGGCTTGTCAATCTGGCTTTTAATCAAGCTTGTAATTATTTCATCATATTCACCGAATAAAGGTTTTAATTTAACATCAAATAAATTCCTGAATTCCCTTTCCTTACACTCCATACACGTTTCCCAATTAGATTTTTTAACTCCACCACAAATCGGACATTCCTGAGGATTTAATTCTTTTCCCACATTTTCCACCTCTGAATTATTTACTTCTTTTTTATTAACCATTGACTTGATTATATTCCTATTCTTTTTACTTTCCAAAAAATGAAGTCCATCTCGCGCCAATATTAACACTTCCCTTAGTATAACCCCTTACAGCTAAAATCCAGAATATAATATATAAAAAAACAAGATTCCATGAATTTGATAAATAAGTCTGCAATATAATTAATGGATTGCTGCAACACCACACTAAAAAACCTGCTTTATTACCTTCAGCTATCCAATAAGCACCTAAAAGAGATAAAAAAGACGCAAACCAAAATAAAATTAATGATAAGTTCAATTATTCCACCTTTTCAACCACTAACTCTTTTTTAGCTTCTTTTACATCCTTTAAATACTGTTTTAATTCATTTTTAGTTCTACAACCACCAATAGGTTTAGGAGTACTCATTCTTTGATTAAAATCTTTTATATTGTGTTGATCAATTACCTTACCCTCATCATCATATTCTACTATATTTTCTCTAGAACTATCCATCACCAATCACCTCAAGTTTTTTGATCAACCTTTTTTTCAAAAAGGTTGTTATACTCCATTATCCGTTTTAAACAGATTCTACATACGAATTTCTTAAAAGCTCCCCTTTCAGTTAATTTAATAATGTGGAATAATTTTGTATATTGTCCACAGTTACCACAGAAACCTATCAAAATTTCTCAACTCAAGCTATGATACTTTGAACTTCTTTTAAATCCTTTTTAGATTCTTCTATACCTTCTTTTATTTCAGATTCTTGTTTTTTCATTCTTATATCAAATCCTAACTCTTTAAAATGTTCTAAAATCTTATCCTCACTTGCGTCCATGTAAATAATCAAACAATCATCAATAAATTCAGCATAATCCTTCTCTTCTAAGCAGAGGATATAATAAATCTCATCCTCACCTTTTCTTTTCCGGATTCTTAGGTGTTTATCACCACGATCCATGATATTAGTCATTATAAATCCCCTTTATCCTCTAATTTGTATAATTCATAATTACAATTTATAAAATCAATAATCAAGAGATAATCTTTATAATAATAGAATTCTAAGTCATCATTCCATCGACTACGAGTTTTATATTTGGGGTAGAGATATAATTCCCATCCTCTCAATTTGAGCCTTTCTTCGAGATCATCTCTATTATCATTTTTTCTAAAGATTTCATCAACTTCCAATCCAATTTTAGATTTAACCATTTAACCCACCATGAAAATATCCAAGGAACTTTGATTTTCCTGGAATAATTTTTTTAGATTTGTGCATCTATCCTTATGATAAAAAATTTCTTGAAGCATACTAAAACTACCACCATCATCTCCACAATTAGGACATATCCAACTCCTATTTGAACCTATGACATTTGTATGAACTATCTCTTGAGTTTTACATATCATACATTGAACTAATTCATATTCACTGTAAATATGTGTTGTGATGTTCGTGATTACCAGGTTTCCATCACATTTATCACATAAAACATCGATAGGACCTAGTTTAAATTTATCATGAATATCTGGTGTTTCTAAAACAAAATCGCAATTATCACATTCAATCTTAAGTGAATCGTATTTCTGCATTTAACCCACCACTTCACTTTTAACCTTCAAAATAGCAGCTATAATATGCTTACATGTAGCATGATGATGCTCATGATCTTTACAACTACACCACCAGGAACCCCACTTGTTACAAGTCACCAGGTAATCACCAAATTTACCGATAACATAAAACTGAATTACCTCTTCATTCTTTAAAAGAAGTTCAATTCTATCATTATCAATGATTTCCTGAGCTTTCAAAATACGATCCATTTAGTTCTCCAAAAAAATAATAAAGTAATTAAATTTATTTATCCTCCGACACCAACTTTGACTGCTTGTAATATTTCACCAGCCTTATACATTCTTAAAAGTTCTACTTTAATCCTAGTCAAAGTCTCGGGTTTTTTCTTAAGATCCTCATCCTTCTCAGCTTCTTTTATAACTTCCTCACAATTAATAGTGACATGCTTATCTTTTAAGACCTCAATAAAATGATCAATCATATTTTTGGCTTCTCTATCTTCACCTGTTTTCATTTGAACTCCATTATTTTGAGTTTGTGGATCTCTATTTTCATCTAAAATTTTCTGATATAATTTATCCTCCTTGGACATCAACACATAAACATCATAATTTTGGAATGGTTTTTTATTAGGATCCGATTTTTTAGAATCACCTTGATACACGATGCGAACCTTATAACCAATAGGCACATCTTCCATAGCATTGTTTAAACCAGTAGTTCCATATATTAAGACTTTTCCACCCACATTTAAGGGATGATCCGATTCTAAGCAATATTTAAAATTAGGTCGGTTCATGAATGGTGCTGGTAATTTTTTTAAATATTTACCTGTAATTTCATCACCTTTCTTTTCAGCCTTCCAAACACCTGACTTATTAGGCATTTTAACCCAAATCTTTTTTTCTTCTTTTGTTTCAACCATTTTTTATCACCTATACTATGTTTTTTCATCAACCGATGAATGTGAAACCTTCCTACTTTCAGGAATAATATTTGTGAAATCTTTTTCTTTGGATCCAACCTTTTTTAAAGGTTGGGGATAAAAATTATCAGGATCATTCTTCCAGGTTAAATAATTCTCAAAACCTAAATGAATTGGTTCAACTTCATGACTACATTCAACAGCCTTTAAAACTCTTTCAATTTCAATCTCTTCATAAGTCCAGTACCATTGAGTTATAACATCATTTTCACATTGAGGACATGGCTTTAATATTGGTTTACCCAATTTTCCTTCATTCATTTATATCACCCTTTAACTAATCCTAACATCTTCCTAATCTTAGTTTCTGGTAAATTTATTTCCCATGCTGTTGAATCATCATAAGACACTTCTGTAATCCATCCTAAACTTTTTAAAAACCTTATCCAACCATTAACGGCTCTATTATCACTTATACCTAATTCCTTTTCTATATATTCTATTAAAACATCATTGAGTATATGAGGATCATATTTAAATTCAAAGAAAAATGCTTTCATGAAACTTAATTTTCTAGGACGATATTTTGTGTGTGTACTATGATCCTGATCATTGGTACCCTTAGAATTCTGATCATCTGGAGAATAATTCTTCCACTTATTTTCAGCTAAATACTTATAAATTATATTTTGAAGTTCTTCTCCAGTATAACGATAATTTGTCCCATATTTGTCCTTAACAAAGGCTAAAAAATCATTCCAAATATTAGGATCTGAAAATCTAACCCTTGGTCTTATACTCAAATTGAATCACCTGCAAAAAGATGGGGACCAACATGGGGACCATCTCCCTTTTTTTGTGTAAGATGGGGACCATCTTGGGGACCATCTTTTTGCAATAGAGAAAATAATTTTTTAATAGTAACATTTAAATATAATGATAAATAATAAAATATCAGTATAAAATTTTTTATAATATTTTTATTAAAATAAAATATAAAAATTAATAATTGATAACTATTTTTTGAACGCATTGAAACATATCTGATTAGATCACTTGCACACACACAAAATCCTTGCAAATTATTTGTTTTCATGATTAATTCAACTCAATTTTATTTTAATTTATGAGTGGGAACCACGGGAATCGAACCCGCCTCTTCCCGGTCTGGAGCCGGGGGTATCACCATTGATACTTCACTCCCTAAAGATGGACGTTGGAGGATTTGAACCTCCATCTCAATTAGAAGTATAACCTCTAGAAAGCCAGTGACTCCTATTAGCTCTACCGGATTGAACCAAACGCCCTTTTTGATCAACCTTTTAAAAAAGGTTGAGATGCTGGGTAGTCTCGTAAAAGACAAAGGATATTAACGGGGGGGTTAAATTATGAAATCCTAACTACCCAGCAAAAGATAAATAATTTTTAAATTTCCCCTGCAATTTTCAGAAATACAAACTTCCATAACCGTTGTAATATAAAGAACGGGTCTATTATTTCAGATTCGACTTGTTTCCGTAAATCGGCTTTACGGTGGGTTTTATTCATCACAGTTCCACATTTAATACATTTAAAATGTGAGATGTGTTCTCTCATTTGATTTTCACATACAGGACATTCCATCCTTAACCACCTCCAATACTTGCGAGTGTCATTAATTCAAAGCTCCAGATTATGATCGCAGCCCACATAACAATTAATAATGCTAAAATGATTATAGCAGGTCTGGCTGTAAGGTAATCATAAGTCTGTTCATAGACATCCTTCCGGTGTGGTCTGAGTAAATCTGCTCGTCTTCGTGTTTTAAGGCTCATAATCCCAAATCCATAAGTTTTTTTAAAGCTCTTTCTTTTTTCTTTTCAAGTGTTATTAATGGACAAACAAACCGGCATTCCATAAGCTCGCAGTCTTTATCCGGTTCATCCTGGTTTATTCCACATTCATGCATGGTATGAATGCATGCTGCCATGTTACTGGCTTCTTCTTCTGCAATATGATCCATCATTTAAATCACCTGTTCAATTTCATTTTCATTAGTTAATGGAATGCTGCTTAAAAGACTGAAATCCCGTTTAGATTCTTTTATTTGCTTTAATTGGATTTCTTTGTTCAACCAAAGCCTCATCCCTTCCATAAATGCTAAACCATACCATCCTCTTTTAAACTTGAATTTGGTGCATGCTTTTTGTCTGAATTTCAGATCTAACTTCTCAGGAATGCTAATGGTAACTCTGTTAATTCCTTTTTTTATCATCAGAAATCACCTACCTATTATAACTCCTATTTCCTTTTTTCCAGTGAGGACCGATGGTGATTCCTTCCTGTTCTAATGCTTTTTGGAAGAAATATTTACCAGCTGCATCTAAGAGTTTTTTAGTACTGCAAAACATCTTAAATCTCTCCCACTTCATCTTCATCTAAAACCCGTTTTCCGTTGGCTTCTGCAATTTCATCCAAATTATCACAGATAATGTTCTCCAGATCCTCCATGATCTGACCGTCATCACAGGTATGCCTCCACTGATTCAAAACAAGTAATAAACCATTCTTTACACCAGCTGGAAGTCTAGATTGTTCGGTATAGAATTGCATTTTTAATTCCTCGCTAACACTTTTTCAAATTCTTCAAATGCATCATCATTTTTGGATTTCTCAGGAATACTGACTTCATGTGTGAAATGAATCACTCCATCATATTCTGTGATTTTAGTATGTTCATAATCGATTTTAATTCCTTTAAATCCATGTTTTTCTGCATAGGCTTTCATGGCTTGGTCTATATGTGTACAATCTTCTTTGCGAACCATTTTAACAACTCCTTAATCCATCTTTACAGGTTTCGCAAATAGGGAATCCATGAGAAGTGGTTGTAGCTCGTTCTCCACATCCACATAATTTCTTTTCTTTAGGAACTTCTACTTCGATTATTTCCCATCCATTAATAACATCTACATAAGATTCGGCTTCTTTTAATGTATTAAAGGATTCTACGGGTTTCATTGTTATATCATTTGTATTCCAAGGCATAACAACAACAAAGATTTTTCTCATCTTAAACCACCTGGGACTGTTTTCTTAGAAATTCAAAAAGATATTCGGGTGGATTTTTAATATTCTCAATAGCCATTAGCACATCCATAAGAGTTATAACTCTACGTGCAGCATGGTAGGTTACATCAAACGCAGCATATGCCAGCTGCTCTAAATCACCATCATATTCCTGTAAGGCTGCTATTGCGTTTTTTCTCACACCGCTTGGATGGGTTACAATTCCGCACCATTCATGAGTTACGCTCATTAAAATATTTTTTATTTCAGTTTTGTTTGCCATTTAAGCCATCCCTTGACCAAAACCATCATTTACAAGACCTTGGAGCATATTTCTTTCAAGTGCTTTCTCCAGGTTAAAAGTACATTCCCCGCCTTCAGCTGCTAACTCTTTTTCTAACCTAAAATATTTTTCCAATATTGTTTCTGCCATTTTTACATCCCCAATAATTATTTTCAAGTTCACCCCATCCTTGATTTTAGTTAGGAAGGGATGGCAAAAGAGAATGAAGATAACTTTTTTTCTCTTCTGCAAGTAAACCTTTGTACTAACTAATATATAAACTTATCTACTAACTAATAGACTAACTAATAAGTATAAATACAGGATAACATATAATAATATTATGAAAGGAATAACAACAAAATTAACAAAAGCCGGAAGAGATGGCTTAAGTTTACGAACCACATTTCCCGCTTCTATAAAAAACCAATTAGACCTTAAAGAAGGCGACTCTTTAAACTGGGAATTAGATAAAATAAAAGACGAATGGGTTATAATCGTTAAACCCATTAAACAAGAAAAAGAATAATTACTATTTTTCATAATCCTTTTTCACCTTGGAATAGATCTAACCTGCTTTGATCCAAAGGAATTATTTGAACCATCCTATCAGTTTGATTGAAATAATGCTGAGCAAAATCAAATAAAGACTTAGCAAGTACAGGATGAGTTTTAATATAATATTTACGTTCTACCCCTCTACCCTCAGCTATTGCAGGAACATCCACACCAGTTTCTTCATAATAAGCATCAAACAACATATTATAAAGATTATTAATTCGACCTAATCCCTTACTACAACTGTCAATTATCAGATTAGCTAAACGCTTATTATACGACTCATCCTGCAAAACAGATAATTCAGCTACTTTAATTCCATAATTTTCTTCAACCATCTGACAGAAATTATCAGATAATTTTTTCAGTTGAATTTCACGTTCATTAAGTTCATAAGATCCTGTTTTACGGAGACTTGGGAGAACTTCATGTGTAACCCATCTTCTAAATCTTTCAGCTTCTGGTTTAGTTGATTTAAAAATAAGACGATATAAACCAGGTTCACGTAACCATAAACCCATATCACCTTTTTTAATAGTTCCTGTTAATTTTTCATCTAAACTATTTCGTATTTTGATTCGCTCATCTTCATCCATTCTACTAATAAAATTCCTAATAGAACCTTCTACCATACCCAAACATTTTCCAACATCTAAAGGATTGAATAAAGGTTCTCCATTTAAAAAAACAGTTTCTACGTCATGCTTTTCAAATTCAAAGATTTTTATTTCGTTTTGCATTCTTAACCTCCAGATCTTCTATAAAGAAATCTATATACTTTATTAAGAAAGTCTTAGTATATATACTATATAGTTTTATATTAAGTAAAATTAGAATATTAGTAGAAAGATTTATATATATATAGGTATAGATATAAATATGAAGTTTAGAAATAGATTGGAGTATGAAAATGACATATGAAACTAAAGCGGGTTTAGTTGGTGGATCAATAACGACTGTTGTTCCAGCTGCAATAGCGAATTTACTTAAAATAGAAAAAGGTAATAAAATTCGCTGGGATGCAGATGTCAGTGAAAAAGGTGTTACAGTTACAGTTACACCAATAAAACAAGAATTGAATAAAGAATAACTTAAATTACTTTTTTTAAATTCAAAATTAGATGAGGACAGCATAAAAAGCTATCCCTGATGATTAATGAGATGTATCTGCTCTACTATTGTATCGTCTTCATCTAATATTTCATCATATTCAGGATCTGTTCGCTTAATTTTCTTCAATTTATAATGATTATCCCAGAACTTATTTTCTAATTCATCAAAATTTAAAGTTTTAATTTCTGGTTTTGATCCTATTTCTACGATACTTTTATTAGTTTCATCTACTAAATCTTCCAATTGTAGCAC